ATTNGTAGTGATCGAAAGGTAATACTCCGCACTACTGGCTGACCGGTCGTGAACCCTTTGACCTGTAACGCTCCCTCTTGTTGCGTCTGTGGGGTCTGCAGTTAGATTCACCGAGAAGAAAAACCTGCTGCTCACAAATTTCATGGGCAGCGTCCACGTTTTGGTGTGTTCCCCCTCCGTTAGCTCGGTGTAACCATAAAACACCGTATGCCAGCACACCTGCAGCCCGTTGCCAAATCGCACCCACGATCCGTTTTCGTTGCTGCCCGCGTCCACTATCACCGCCCCCGCCAAGCCGTGAACATTGTCCTCAGGTGTTGCGACTATGTGTTCGTCTATGCCATGTGCGTCCGTGGTGTTTGCCTCGTGCGCCTCCACGTTATCCCGTAAGTTATCCACGCCGTCCCACAGGTCTTCGTAGGTCCCGGCAGTCCACCTGTTCTGCACAAGCGCTCCCTGGGGGTGACTCTGTGGAGTAGTCCCTTCGGCACCGCGCTGCACTGTAAATACTTCTCCTGCAACGCCGATTACATTTACTATTTCTGTTCCTACGGTCAGCTTAAACGGAACCTCAGGGCAGCCGTTCGCGCTCTCTACAAAAAAGAAGATCTGGCTTTCGTTCACAGAGGCGACAAGGCGTGTCTGAAACCTGTTAGCTGCATGGTAACGCAAAGCTTACCCCTCCTGTCCTACGACGATTACAGTAAACTGCACCGAGTCCCCTACGGATACGTTAATGGGGTCAAAAGTAGCTCGCAGGAAAAGCCTTCCCCCTGAGGCGGAGTCAAACAACCCGAACTCCGTGATCTCCGCCGGGGTATCTTCTGCAGTGAGAGTCGCTACGACCTGGTAGGTGTCTCCTGTTACAGTAGTGGTTTGCTTGCTACTCACCCCGGCCACCCTGGCCTCGGCCCTGGGTGCTACCAGATCGATATCGGTGGCGGCAGCCGGGATGTCACCACCCTCGCCCCAGTGAGCGTACTTTGGCTCGCTCCCTAACCCCCTCAAACGGTCCACAATAATCTCCAAACCCTTGTAGGTTAAAGCTACAACTTTGGCCACCGCTTCAACACCCCTCTCAGCTTGCTGAGAATATTCTGAAAACCGCCGGGCCTTCGCATGGCGGCGATTTCTTCGAGCTCCTCTACGGTCCCGTCCTTCCGGATAACTGTTGCGCTGATGACAACAGTATGCTTTAACTTTTTAGTAAGCAGAGCACATCACCTCGCCCTTCAGCCGCAGCCCGGTTGAGTAGTAACCAGCTACCATAACGTTTAGTAGCCACCAAATATATAGAAGTGCCCAGCCGTGCTTTTCTGCTTCACTTCAATCTTCTGTATGAGCCAAGGCAGGAAGATTACCACGCCCCCAGGGATCTCCACTTCCTTGCCTGCAATCTTGATAATCACACCCTCGGTGGCATATACATAGGCTCCAGCCACTTCTACGCCCAGATCCACCGTAGCGTAAGATGATCCGGTAGGCTGAGCCGCTGCTATGGGGTTGCAGAACACCCCAGGAATAGGCTTAAAGGAGCCGTCCCTTACCTGGCTCGAGGGAATCGAAGTAACACCCACGCTCAACACTCCTTTACAGTTTTACAGTGGGGCAGGCAGCCCCTGCCCCACCTGATTTATGAACTTGCGATGCTTTTAATCTGGTTCAGCTTGGACTTGAGCTTATCTACATCCGCCTTCAGAGCAGTAATTTGGGACTGCAGCTTCTGCACGGTCTCGGAGTCCTTCGGCAAAGTGACCTTAATATGGTCGCCATGACCGGTTACTTTGCCCCCGGCCAGCTCGACCACATACGCCGCCCGGACGTAAGTAGCGTTGCCTATCAGGTACCCGACCTCGCTTACCTTCTTACCGTCTACATAGATGTCAATAGTGCGATCGGGTTTAGGGGATACCGCCGGCTTCAGATGTGCTTCGATCGCCGCCAAGAAGTTCGCCCAGCCGTTCTTCCGGCTTCGTATTACCTGCGGACAATTCTTGCCGCTCCAGTCGTAATGTTGCTTCATACAGGCCGGGAAGGGCTTTAAGGTCGGGATCTCTTTGATCAGCTTCGCGCAGAGCCATGCGGCGTTAGCCTCCGCCTGCGCCCGGTTGCCGTCTGCGTTCATGCAGATCTCAATGCCGATGCTTTTACGGTTACCGACACCATTTACTCCATCCCCGGCGTGCCAGCCATTGGTATCTGTCGGCAAGTGCTGGTAGATCTCGTGGTCATCAACCGTGAAGTGCCAGGAAGGGTTCGGTGCCACGTTATGCACATACTTATCGTGCGCCTTTGCATCCGCGCCCTTCGATGCGTTCCCGGTGTCGTGAATAGTGATGTATTCCGGCTTCATGGCGTAACCGGGCCGCTTGGCCTTGGGTAGCAAATCAACTTTAATCGGTACTGACATCCTGATCTTCTCCAATCCCATCGCTGTGGACGATCTTATAGTCCTTGGGCAGCATGGGCTTTAGCAAGTCGTAGAAGCCCATCTGTGCTAGAGCAAGCAGACCTCCAGCAATAGCCCCAAAAACACTGAGTTCAATCAGCAGAAGTCCAAGACCTAAACCCAATCCCAGCAGGATAACAGGAATTGCCTCATTGTTCAGCCGAGTCTTCTCTTTCAGGAACCACCCGATAGCCCACAGAAGTATATACGTGAGTATCCAAGGGTCCTGAGAAGCGCCCTTCAGAAGCTCTATGATTTCTGGCATAATAGTCCCTCCCTTCAAGTTAAAGCAATAGGCTCACCAAGACTCCGACAAGATTTACCGCGACTCCGACAAGCGTCGATACGGCGAAGATCATCAGTTGGAATAGCCTTTTATCTATAGTTTCGAGCCTGCCGTTCTGGCTCTTCTGCCACCTAATCAGGTTTATCGTATCCTGTTTCAAAGCCCCAATAGTTTCCGAGTACTTGCAGTTATCGTGCTCTACCATGTTATCGACCCCCGTGTTTAGGATGCGGGAGACCGCCTAAGTGGAGGTTAGGCCCAAGGCGGTCTCCCTCAAAGCCGCCCTTATTAGCTCGGGATATTCCCGTAGACCCAGAACCAGTCACTCCAGCCGCAGGCATAACGCATATACGCGCGGAACTTGGCCACCAGGGTGTCGAAGTCTTCCTCCATCTTGAACTCGATGGGCACCCGGTCGTACCACTTAAGGAACCGCTTCATGTAGCGGGAGTCAGCTAGGAACCACCGGTTATCGTCAGCCAGATAGTCCCACACGATCAGCTTGTACTTACCCTGGTGTATATTGGGGTTGTTAATGTTCTCCGACTCAGCTAGTGTGGTTTTCTTTTCTGAAGACACGAGCTCCCAAGCGATCTCCTCCAAGCCAACACCTACAATAAGGGTGTCGGGAACCACTGCCACCTTGTTGCCCCGGTCGTCTACGAACTGCCTCATCAGGTTCTTAGTAGTTTGAAGGTTGGCGTGGTTCAGGGGCAAGCTCCCCAGGTTGCTCCTCTTCGGTGGGCCATCAGGAGATTTTGTGGGGTGCTCGTCACTACACAGCGGAACCCCGTCGCCACCCACCCAGGGAACCTGGTTCCCTTCGGGATCGATAGCTACAGCAGATTCAGCATAGTTGAACACCATCGCTGCGTCCATCTCACGACGCCGCGCGGCAGCCTCAGCTAGATCAGCAGGCCGCCGATTGATAATGCCGTACATCTCATCATCGTACAGCTTCCGCTCGATCTGAAAACCGTCGGCGTACTCCGGAAACTCGTAAATCTTCTCGTACTGTACGTATGGCCGATCATACTGCACAGTACCGGTGAATTTCCGGAACATTCCCATCGCACCAATCGACAAGTCTTTTTCGTAAGGCTTGTCGGACGACTGCACACTAAATATCTCGGGGATCATAGACGGGATCTGCTCGTAGACGTTGTAAAAAATCTCCGCCAGACCCGGTTCCAGGAGCTCCCCGAAGTGCTCTCTACGCGCTACAGTCATCTACTTTCACCTCCAAATAAGCGTTTAAGGACTATTAATCGGATGCAACGGTATCAGTGTTTAAAGCAAGCAGGCAAGTGTTAAACACTACCCAGCACTGGAAGTTCTTCATATCTACCCGCAGCACCGTCAGGGGACCTTGGGCAGTCGCACCGGTTGCAGCATCCACGCCCAGTCCGGTATCGTTGATGTTCACCCTCGCACCAATCACAAAGGTAGTGTGAACTTCGCTCGCCTCTGTAATGGCAGACCCGTCTTTCTTCGTCATGGGGGCCCGGTATACTGCTCCAGGAGCAACAAAGGACCCCCGCACCCATACAGCGGGTCTGCCGCCGGTAGTATCAGCCCGCCCTGTGGCGTTTTCCAGGCAGACTACCGCAACATCGGGGTCACTTTCAGTAGCCAGGGTCAACCGCCCGCTAGCGATCTTGTAGACCGCACCCTGGGTCGCACCCTCCTGTGCTGTCATCGGGAACGAAAAAGCGTCTTTAGGCGGGGCTACGTCCACAGCCCCCGCGATGAGACTCATTACCTTCTGGAACATCCGTGTTCACCTCACTCGACTTACTATAATTTTCCAAGCCGCTTCAGTTGATAGTAGTACCTCTCCAGGCTAACTCCGGTCTTCCTTGCGGCTTCCTTTTGAGCAGGGCTAAGAATTGCCTCGTAGTCAGGCTTACCGGTGCCTGGAGGTTCTCCGGAGCCCTCTACTTTCTTGCGCCGCTGTAGCTGTTGCTTGGTCCGGGTCTGCTGTTCAATGTGGTCCCTTAAGTACGGCCTGAGTACAATCGCTGCAGCGTCCACCAGGGACAGTCCCAGCTCCTCGGCCTTGTCTTCTATGTCCTCGCGGTGCTTGTCGAAAAGCGACCCGAACTCTTTCCTCGCTTCAGCCTCCTGCGACTTCAAGATCTGAGCTGTGCGCTCTTCTTCCAGTAGCCCCTCAATGCGGTCAAGCCGCTGCTCCAGTGGGGTTGCCCCGCCCTGGGAACCGGCCCCGCTATACGGGACAGTTACCGGAGCTGTAGTTTGAGCTATCGCTCCAACCCGGCTTACCACCTCTGCCGGTGGCAGCCCTGCGGCCCTGGACACCGCCTGCCCGGCCTGGATGTAAGGAATAGCTTCGTCTACACTCTTAAACCCAAGCCTGCGGGCGAACTTGCGCTCCCACTGGGCGTGCTTGCGTCTCAGGACCCTGTCGAAGTCTTCCTGGGTAAGGTAGTTTGGTTCATCCGATTCTTCTTGCACATCGTCAGGTCTATCCGCAGCATCGTCACCAACATCGTCCTGAAGCATATCTTCATCGCTACCCAGGTTGCCTTCAGTGGTTTCAAGCAGTTTGTCGTCCATTGTCTGCCTCCCGTTTTCAGCCCGTCGGCTTTATTTTTACTTCCGTTTTAGGGCCGTCGCCCGGAAACCCCAATCTTTATTTGGCACCGTTTATAGCCCGTCGGCTTTTATCCAAAAGGTTTCCTCATAGACTGAGTGGTGTTGGGACTGGTCGCAGGGTAAAGTATCCGATCCCGCGCCGAGTCCTTCTTCCCCGCAGGGGGCTTAATGGTTTGTGGAGACCGGGGGCCCCCTCTGGTAGTCACCTTCGCCTTATAAGCCAAGTAGCTCACCTCCTCCACCGAAGGTCCGTTCTCCTACTCTTTCTCCTTCAAGCCCGGCAGCTTCAGCTCCCTCCATCCTGGCTACAATAGCCTCCCAGTTGGGGAAGTTTGTCGCTTCCAGGGCCGCTTGTCTGTCGATGAGACCTATCATATAAAACTCCTTAGCCTGTTCGTAGAGCAGCGCCTGGCTGTAAGGCACCGAAGGCCCGATCTTTACCTCCACGTCAAACTCGGGGAACTTCAGTTCATCGAACATACGTTCTGCTTCCCCGGGCAACGGGGCTCCGGTCTCGTCAACCTGGACCAGACCGGCGTCCATTCCTCGCTCCAGCATGCGCCGGATAAGCTCGCCCCTCACATCCAGGGTAGTAGGCTCATCCTCCCCGGCGAGCCTGACCTGCCTGGGCTCATCGTAGAACTCAAGCATCAGCGAGTTGGACTGCTCTACCACCTCTCTCAGGGCTATTGCCAGCTGCTTCGTCTTCTGCCGCACCCTGATGTTGGCTGCCTCCTGAAGCGCGATAATCGCCGAGGCTGCTCTTACACTCCCCGGCTGCCTGCCCTGGACCACGTCGTGGATACCTAAGATCTGTTCCATGAGCAGTATCAGCCGGTCCACATGCTGTGGGATATGCGGCGGGATTGGCACGCCCACAAGCCGATCTACCCCGCCGTTGTGGGTCCAAATAACCTGTCCGGGGTTATTGTCGAAGATCCATGCATCCTCCTCGTTAAGCCCCGAGAGCACCTGGTTTACTATCCACTGCGAGTTAGCCATAAGCCTTGTGTTATCAATGAGCTGCGCCTCAAAAGCATTAATCAACTGCTGAAGTGTAAGTGCAATTTCGATTTCTCCGAATCCCCAGAACTCTTTGTCCCCAGGATAATCTACAAACTTGGCAAACGGGAACCTGTTGTGGCGATACAAGGGGTTCTTATCCCCTGTCCGGTCATACTCCCCGCCGATGATGTCCAGAACCAAGTGCCCGGTGTAATACATCACACACATGTTGCCTTCCCGGTCCCTGAACCAGTACTCTTTGAGTGTAGCTGTAGCTTCTTTCGAGGGCTGGTCCCTGCCCTCAAGGGCTTCCACCTCTACCCAGTCGTTGTCAGGTATTACAAACCGGCCCTTCTCGGGCCACCTTCTTAAGAAATACTCCAGGCTCTTAGGCACCGCCGTGAAGCAGTAGTCCATGTCCTCTATCTTGTAAGCCCTGGGGTCCGGAAAAAAGTTCATCGGGTGCACTACATGGTAGGCCACGTCCCCCATCCCGTCGTACATGTCCGGGTCCCAGACAATCTTAAAAATAGCCGTGCCGTATTTCAGGGCGTGCAGCGTCGCTTCCCCGATTTTTTCGTCCTGCATCCGGTTGATATACCACAGGTGCTCCTGGCCTGCGGTAAGCTTGGCCGCCAGCGCCTTGTCTCCCCTGTGGTGCCAGGGCAAAATCAAGAACTTAGGGTGAGCATCAACAATCCTGGGCAGCACTGCCTGAATCATCGCCAGAACCAAGTTCAGCACCGGCGTAGATCTATCCTCAGGCACATACTCCAACCACTGCTTGCCCCGGTAGATCTGGTCATACTCGCGCCACTTCTGGTGCAGAGACCGCCCCGTGAAGTCCACCTTGCGCTCTCTTGCTATCTCCCAGCGCTCCTGCGCCAGATCCAGAAGATCGTTCTCTTCTTTCGAGTTCTGCTTGCGCTGGTCCGTATTCTTGAGGTTTTCCGTCATCTTTTTAACCCAAGGGACTACAGGCATATTAGCACCTCACTACTCCGCTGTATCGTTTTGCTCTTCGGGCTGCCGCCATCTTGCGATGCTTTTTATCCTCAACAATACTCGGATGCACAAACTCTGTCTTTGGTGTCTTCGGCGCAGCCTTCAGCTCCCTTGGCGGCCTGTGGGCCTTTACAATATCCAACTGGTCCGCCAGGGCATCGGCCAGGTCCTTCTTGCCGGCAAACGGAAACTTCAAAAGCTGCCACTTGAGTTTCTCCACCAGGTCGTAAGGCTTGCCCTGCTTCGAGTAAGGCTGCTTTATAATCTTTTTGGGGATGTAGAACTCGTTCTTAATCCTGGGCACAAGCCGCAAGATCCGCTCGTCTTTGCTCATGTTNCGCCTCGCTATAGGCTCGATAGCGAAGAACAGCCCCCGCTCCAGCATCATCCGCTCCATCGTGTATATATAAAGCTGCTGAAAGCCAATCGACTCGAAACCCACCGGCAGAAGAAACCGGCCTTTNTTCTGCCACTTGGCTACCATGTCAAAGATCGCTTCTGGAAGCTCGTGCTCCGAGAGCCTCTCGCTGACCCCGTCCAGGAAGAACATCCGGTTGTGCTCGTCATACCCGCAGACCACAATCGAGGAATCGCAGGCGCTGTCCTCAAGTGATATAGCCGGGTCCACCGTGATGCAAATATCAAGCGTAGACAGCCAGGTATCTGACATCAGGTCTAACGGCTTGAACCACTCCTCCATGAACTTCTGGTGCTCTGCGGGCGTGGGGTCCAGCAAGTACTGTGCTCCAAACTCGTAAGGTCCCTTGGCCTCCAAGAGCTCCTGTAGTACTTCCGNCCCAAACTCCTCCGGGAACACCGGCTTCTCCGGAGAAGTAGGCGTAATCGAAATAAGCCAACTTTTTTCCTCCTCAGGAGTTCCCTTCGCCCTCTGCAAGGCTTCTTCAAGCTGCCCGTGGATGATATGCACCGGCACGCTGTAGCTGGCCTTGTGTCCGAACTCCTCGATAATCCAGGCGTACAGGTCCATGTGCGACCACCGGGTGCCGATAACTAAAAGCTCTCCGTCCGGATCTAAAAGGTCCAGCAAGTCTTTGAAGTAAAGGATCGACTTTTCAACCATCTCCTTGGTCCGGACGTATTCGCGGTTTATGAGGTCGTCCGCTACAATCAACCCGTAGTGCTGTGAAACCATCGAAGCATCCACAGCCCCCGTGGTAAACGTAGCTTCCCTGGCTTGACCAGGCCGCAGCAGTGTCAGCTCGTCCTGAACGTCCCGGACTACCCAGTCCAGCTTGTCTTTCATCGTGGCCCGGTCATACTCGGTTGCATACTTCTTAATCCACCAGTCCCGCCAGACCCACCGGAAGCGCGGGTTGCTGTTAAAGTGCTTCGCTATGGTCCGTAAGAACTTCCGGCTGTTGTCCAGCTTGGCGTTGGTGATGAGGCACCGCAGGTTCGGGTTCTCCAAGGCCTTCTTTATCGGGTAGCTCTCAGTGCCAAGCGTACTTTTAAAGTGCCCCCGGGGGTGCAATAAGAGCTTGAACTTGTACTTGGGCGTATCAATATCTTTCGCCATGCTCCTGTGGTAGTGCTCAGTGAGCCGGTCATACCCCAGGATATGCTTGGCTAAGTAGTGAAGATCCTCTAAGCATTTCTGCCTGGCCTCTTCCTTGAGGATCTCCTCTTGCTCCTCCGTGAGATTAGGAAACGCCCGCATCCCTTACTCCCCCAGGTGATTTCTTCTTCAACTGGTCCTCCATCAGCGCCCGGTATCTCGGATCGGCGAAGCGCCTTGCCTTTCTGTTGTCCGGGCGTACCACAACGCCTTCAGACACCGTTGTAATGTTACTTGTCTCCTTATCGCGGACCACAACAACCCTGCGGTCGGTGGTCCTCCACCAGATTATGGCTATAATTGCCGCTCCACAAATAAGCCCCAGCGCAAAATCAGCCATTTTGGCTCTCCTCGGTCAGATATTTGCCTAAAGTAGCCTTGATAAAGTGCACCTTGGCCTCTTCAGACTTAAAAGGAGACTCCCCAAGCTCAACTTTAGTATTTAAGTTGAGGTTAGCCTCTTCGCTGTAAAGCCCGGCAAGCTCTAAGATGAGCTTCCCGTGCTTAAAACTGCCGCTTTTGGCAGCTTCTACGAATGTTTTAAGGATTGCCGGCGTTTCCGCAGCCAGGGAGGTCTTCAGAGTCTCGAAAAACAGCGTCTTGAAGTCAGGATCGGCAAGTCTTTTGTAGATAAAATCGGCTGAACAGCCTGTTCCCTTGGAAATTTGCTCAACAGTAAGCCTCTCTAAGCCCATTCCGCCGGACTGAGCTGCGAACTGTAGGATTTTTCTGTCTTTCCTGGACAGATTTGCCTCTTTAACGCCCATAAACTCCCCTCCCTTCCAGAATTATACCAGAAGAACGTATGTTCTGTCAAGTAAAACCTTTACAAAGCGTGGGATTTCGTGTTACAATAAACCAAAATGGAGAGAAAATGGAGAGAGGAGGTAAAATTTCTTGGATTAAGCTACGCTCCGGCAGCTTCAAGCACTGCCTCTAGAAATCAAGGTAGCAAAATGGGGTTGCCTTACAAGTGACAGGAGGCAAGCAAGTCAAGTAAGTGAGGTGTAACTTATGCCAAGGAACCGCATCCCTGCGGAAGAGGAGGCCCGTAGAATAGAACTTCATGCCCAGGGCTATACGCCCGCACAGATAGCGAAGATGACTGGCCTGACCGTGTGGGCCGTGCATAACTGGCTTCTCCGCAGAGGGCTTGTGCCCAACGTAGACCCCAAGCGGGTCGCCGCCGTGGAAAGAGGACGCAAGATACGCGAACTCCACAGCCAGGGCTACTCCAAAGAAGAGATAGCAGAGAAGCTGGACCTGCCCCTGGATTATGTGCGGAAATACTTCAGGCAGAGGGCAGGTGTGCTCTACCTCCACGGGAAGTTCTGCAGGTATGACGTTTCCAAAAGACCTGACCACGAGAGACGGTTTTTAAGGATGTTCTTCTCGGACCTGGTCCGGCTGACAGCCGAGTCCGGGAAGGTGCCGGACATAGGCCTATTTATGAAGGAATGGAGGAAAACACATGGAGAAGGTAAAATACGAGTCTCCCCCTACCAGTGAGCGGAAGTTTACCGTGACAGTTTCCTTAGGAGAGACTACAAGGCTGCCGGACGGCTCTATCCACAGCCAAACAGTGCGTACCTGGCAGTATCCCTTTTCAGCAGACAGCCTGTGGGTCCTCCAGTCGCCCAAGCCGNTTGTGCTGCACCACATCGCAAACCTGCTCAGCCCGGTTGTGGATAGCATCAGGCACAAACTGATTGGGACCCTCGCCGAAACTATCTACCGGCCCGGTGAGGAGGGAGACAAGTGCCGGGAATCATAAGAAAACTCGACCCGCAGCGCAGGTTAATACTGCCCCGGGAGACCTTAAGAGCTGCCGGGTTCAAGCCGGGAGACCTTCTGGAAATCTACAGCGATGTAGGCGAGGACGGCTTGCCGTGCCTGGTGCTCACCTTATACAAGCCCGGATGCGCTCTCTGTGGGCGCCCAGACTCAGACAGGGGCTATATTACGTTTGAGGAGCACGACAAGATGCTCTGCGAGGACTGCGCAGCAGCCGTGGTCCGCGCCCTGGGGCTGGAGTTTCAGGAAAAAGACTTTAAAAGTAAAATAGAGCGGGAGGAAGAGCGTGAATAGCCAGCAACTTTGGGAACTTATCACTGAGTTTGAGCGGGCAGAGCATGAGGTTATGGGCTTCAAGGAGGGCGAGTATACCGGCTCCGCAAACCGCTTGAGGAACTTCGAGCGGGTGGCAGACATGCTTGGGCTTAAGGCAAGTCAGGTTGCCCTTGCCTACCTGCTCAAGCACATAGACTCTATCTCTTACCAGGTGATGTCCGGCAAGTATACCTGGGCTATGGTCATTGAAGGCAGCCGGGAAGGGCTTAAGCAGAGGATTGTGGACGCGGTAAACTACCTGCACCTTATGGCGGCCTGCCTGGAAAAGGAAGAAGCTGCTGCGAGGGCCACAGGAGAAGCAGAGAGGAGTGATCAAGATGCCGTTGAAGGGCGGCTACTCGGAGAAGACCATCAGGTATAATATTGCCGAAATGATACGCGCGGGCAAACCGCGGGACAGGGCTGTGGCAGCCGCCTACAGAAAAGCAAGAGCGGACTACAGGAAGAGCAACCCAGGGAAGCCCCTGCCAAAACACTTAAGGAGGAATGGGTAAATGGCTCACCTTGCTACGCCTGGGGGTTACGTAGGACCTACCAGAGAGGATATTGAGGAGTACCAGAGGATTCAGAGAAGTGCTACCAAGTCGCAGATTCTAATAGAGCTCATAAAGGTACTGGACCCTGCAGACCAGGACCGCAGACACAGGCTCTGCGACAAGGTGGAAGCGATTGCAGATGAAATATAGGGGCTGTGGCCCCTATTTTTTTTTNTCCTTCGAGCTGGAAAATTCTGGAAGAGTGAGTTTGGGCAAAAAAATTGAGAGGGGGAGCATCTCACCCCCCGCCAGGGCGGCCTTGGGGGCTTGGGTGGGGGACAGATGCAAGCGGGCACAAGTGCAAAGATACAATCTGACATTCTCTCGAATCTGTTTGTGCCGACATATCTGTCCACCTTAACAAACTAGCTTGTTCGTTCAAAAATATTTAAAAAAGATAAGGATGAAAAAAGGATTTTATGCGCATAATAGCGAATATATAGATATGCTCTATATGAGCAAATAAAATAATAGGAGTGATTCAGAATGGAAAAGAAAGTACGGGGAATAGACGTGGTTGTGGAGGCAGGCAGGAAAAAGAAGAGAGAACTTCCCGTTCAATTCGCCCCGAATTGGCACGGCGACCTGTACCGGATAGGGTACGGAGCAATTTGGAGGCACTGCGAACGGTTCAAGACTACAGTTAGTTTGGAGCATGCAAGGGATGCCATAGCGGAAGTTATAGCTTCCCTATGGGAAGAAGGCAAGTTGCAGGTTACCCTGCAGCAGGACAAGCTCATGCTTACTCAAGAAGAAAGGATTCAATTCTGCAAGGACGTAGTGAACGCGTACCGGCGGCAGATACACGAAGGCCAAAAGACTAAAGCTGAGTTTACCTTGGATATAATATTAGGACTAGAAAAGTATTACCAGTGGCGGCCCGGCAGACCAGAAGAAGAGCTAGAATGGATAGATTTAAAAGAGAGTTTGAAACAAACTTTAACTCGAGTAGACTACGCAGCTTGTCATTTACTGGCCCAAGGATACTCAAAAGAAGAAGTGGCGGAAACGCTAAAGATAACTAGGAGGACCCTTCGCAGACGTTTAGATCGATTACCTGCAGGGAAATTGCTGCGAATATTAAGGTGAGCAAGATTTAGTTAGTGCGAGGGATATCCCTCGCACTATTTTTTTTTTTCACCTGTTTCCTTTATGCATGTAGCCACACGCACAACTAAGAGGGAATATAAAAATTGTCTGAATATAACAAATTTAAATTTTCAGCTTTTTTCATGTCCCATTTTTGCTTCCTGCGTCGCATATATTATGAAGGGATTTTTATCCCTTCAAGAAGACAGGGAAAGGAGGGCCGAAAACAACAATGAGGAAGGAGAATCTCCTTCCTCCGGAGGAATTCGTACGCCGGGCCGTGCTGAGACTTCGCAAGGGCACTGCGAAGTCCATACACACGGTTTATTCAGGCTTTAACGCCGCCTGGCGTCAGTACTACGGTACTGACCCGGTAGAAGGCGTTAAAGCCTTAGAGAAGCTAGGTATCTGCGTGACGCATCCCACGAAAGGAGGCGCACGGCTGTACCTNGCTGAGGATGCGCCCAGCCGACGGCCGACTCCGGAGGAGGTCGTTGGAATAATTCTCGGCTAGGGGTCTTTGCGCCCCTAGCTTCGTGCAATAACCGGGACGTAGTCGCAGAGCACATTGATGTGCTTGGCGTACGTCCCGTTTACATAGATGGTAATTACTGCCACATATTTGGAGGACACCCATGTTCTCCAAATAGTGCGCCCTGCAGGCGCTGAGCACATTGAGCCTGTAGGGCGTGGCGTATATGGAGAACGCCTTCTCCAGATGTTCTCCAGGTGTTCTCCATATAATAGGAGCGATCAAGGCCCGCCGGGAGCCGTAATCCCGGCAAGAATAGAAAGGAGGAAAGAAATGATGGAAGAGGGAAGGGGTCTCCCGAAGTTCCTAATTGAGCACCTGCAACGGTTGCTCGGCGAAGACCCGGTTATGGGGGTAAGGTGCCCCAAGCCATGTATTGAGTACCACGAGGGCACCTGTACCGGAGAAAACGCGTGCTCTTGGACGCTTAAGGATCGGAACAAATAAAGGAGGGAAAACCTTGAATATCGTAAATCTCACTCCCCACCCATTAAACCTGATGCCAGAAGGCCCTGATGGGCCGGTGGTCACCATCCCGCCATCCGGGCAAGTTGCCCGGTGCGCGGTTAACCGGGTACAGGTGGATATTGAGCTTCTTACCATCACCGTAGATGGCATCGCCATTCCGGTGAATCAGACCCGGTTCGGTGAGGTGACGGGCCTGCCCGACCCGCAGCCGGATACCATTTTTGTAGTATCTGCGGTAGTGGCGCAGGCGGTGCCCAATCGTCCCGATGTCTTTATCGTCGACGATGCCATTCGGGACGAGCAGGGACGGATCATCGGGGCCCGCGCCCTGGCCCACGTTTAAAAGGCCCGCCGGGAGCTGTAATCCCGGCAAAAAGAAAGGAGGACCACAATGAGGGTTATCAGGATGTTTACTACGGGCGGTAATAAGCCCGTGAGCGAGGAGTACAAGATGGAGCAGCTTTATGCGGCTGCCGGCAGTGTTTTTGCCCTGCCGGATTACCAGCAGGTATTGAGCTTCTTGGAGGGCGGCCCGGAGCCGGAGCCGCCGTACTGCGTAAAGGGCACCCCCGGCGGCCACTACGCCGTCGGGCGGATGATTAGCGCTAACGGTACCCCTTCCGTCCGTATCATTACGGACGGGGGCCGGGAAGTTATTGTCGGACATGACCGGGTAGCGGTGAATTTCCGCACTAGTTTGAGGGATGCCTCTTCGGAGGCCGCGCATGGTGTGCTGGCTTACTTGCACCAGCACACAATTGATGAAATTTGTATCCTAGAATCGGCCGATGGCCGCTTCATTTCCGACGCGGACATAACGCCGGACGAGCTTTGGGAATAGGCTCGTCCGGTAAGGAGCGGCCCGCCGGGAGCCGTAAATCCCGGCAAAAAACCCTTGAAAGGAGACGATCATATGCAACATGCCACTTTCCGGCTACTCCAGGCAGAGTTCGGGGAACGAGTTTGCCCCGAATGCGAGAACGGGACGCTCTCTGTATGCAACGTAACCCTGCACGGCACCTTGGAAGCATGGTGCCGTTGCGGGTACCATACAGAGGTGGACCCGCAAACCCTAGATGAGATATAACCTGCTGCTGGCCCNGCCCGCCGGGAGCCTATCCCGGCAAGAACAGAAAGGAGGAGGTTAGAACATGACCGTGTATAACAAGACGAAAGTGAAATCATGGATCAAGAAGGCCTACAAACAACACTTACTGGTCTACGGTCACGGTTATATCACCGATGGGTACGTCATGCTAGTAGATGAGCCATATATGCACCCGACCATATTGGAAGTTTTTGGAACATTAACTCCCGAATGCAAGTATACTGCCGAACAATTTCAGCGGTTAATAAACCTACCCAAGCAACCCATCGAAGTAATTGACAGTCACCTAGAGCTGGTCCTCGACCCAAAGCGCCGCTTGCGCATTTTCTACGACCCAAAAACGGGAAAGGAGCTTACCATCGACTGTGTATATTTTAATCTCCTCGACGAGCCAGAGGTTCATAGATTTTACACTAACGATAGGATGACTCAGCTGTGGACCACCTGTTACAACAAGGTTGTAGGAGTATTTGCACCGTATAGGTTGAAAGATCAGCTTTCGCACGTGAGTTTTAAGGCAGCAAATGCAGAGCGAGTGAAAAACTGCGGCGAAGGGGATAGATCTGCAGGTCCTGGATGTCATCAGTTAAAGGAAAGGAGGAGGTTAGCATGAAATATCAGGCGCATATAAGGCATATCAACGGTGACATTATCACCGTGATTTGGGACGATGACTGGAATAGATTCATGGAGGAGGTAGAATTAGCGAAAAAAGATATTGTAGCGTATTTGGGGGATTGTGACTTCAAGTATACCAACGACGAGTTATTTATTGAGGTGGTATAAGGCCGGAGTGAAAAACTGATGCGGCCCGCCAGGAGCCTATCCTAGCAATTGTTACCGGACTGGCGGCCACCCGGTTTAACAACGCCGCCACCACTAAGGAGGTGATCCTATGGCAATAAGGCAATTGCCCCCGGCATACCGGGGGACAGTTGTCTCCGAAGGCACTCTCAGGCTGGAGGACTTGTTGGAGTCCTTCGGCAGCTTCCTGAAGGAAGCCTCCCCCGAGGCTTACCTTCAGGTGCTGGAGGCCTTCACAGAGGAGACCCTGCGTCTCGAGGGCGACGAGGCCAGGGTCTCCCTAATTGAGCGCTTCGATAATGCGCTCAATTATATTGCCCCGGCGGGCACCTACTTTGGTGCCCACGAAGGGGACGGGGCCTGCTTCGGGTTCTGGCAGGCCACAGACCCCTTCGAGGGTGAGGATGAGGACGAGGACAAAGAATGAGAGGAGGGACACAAGTGCAGGAGTACGTCCTGCCCGTTGGCGTCCTGCGTAGCCAGGGCGCTGACGACATTCGGAAGGTGTGCTTCGTTGGCCGCTTACTGGCCGAGGCGGAAGTGTTCACCGGCCAGCTGAGCGACCACCGCGATCGGGGAACGGACTACCGGGTTTACCAGACCAAGGCCGGGAAAATCTTGGTCTGGTGGAACAACTGGACCCGGTGGGAAGAAGAGCCCCAAGTCATGGACTACGCAGTGTTGGATCACCTACCCGACTACAACGATGAAGTAGTCGGCAAGGTGCATGGGCTCCCCCAGGTACTTCCTGGCTATCTGCTGCAGAAGGCAGCGGAGGAGTTAGGGGAAGAACTGGTGGAGTTCGTCGATTAGGTCTGTTAGGTCTGTTGCGGACTGCCCTCC